CGCCCGTGCCGCCGCCAATGCCGCCTATGCCGCCCGTGCCGCCTATGCCGCCCGTGCCGCCGCCCGTGCCGCCGCCCGTGCCGCCAATGCCGCCGCCAATGCCGCGTTGCGCCAAAACCTGATCGCCGCGCTGAATGCGGCTTAATTAACAAAGGAGCAAAGACAATGAAAATCAAAGACATTCTCACGGACCTGATCGGTGCTGTCGCAATCTTCGGAGGCGGCTACGCTTTCTTGGTTATCGGTTACGGGCTGGGGTGGTGATATGAAAAGCATCGCAGCAGCACTGGCCAAAGCACAGGCCAACATGGGCAAGGCACTGAAGCAGGCCAACAACCCGCACTTCAAAAGCAAGTATGCCGATCTGAGCAGCGTCATGGATGCCTGCCTGCCATCGCTCAATGAAGCTGGCATTGCAGTCATTCAGCCCACCGGCGAAAATGAGCATGGCCGCTACGTTGAAACAATATTGATCCACGGCGAAAGCGGCGAAAGCCTTTCCTGCCGCGTGCCTTTGATTGTCGCCAAGAACGACATGCAGGGTTACGGGTCAGCGGTGACATACGGTCGGCGCTACGGCCTGATGGCAATGGCTGGCATCGCCCCAGAGGATGAGGATGGCAATGAAGCCGCCAATGCCGCACCAAAGGCGGAGCCAAAGCCTGCACCCATTAACACAGAGGCCTCACAGAAGGCCTGCGAGTATCTGGACGAGGCAGACAGCCTTGACGACCTCAAGGAACGCTGGTCGCGCATCCCACAGCCTGTAGCAGCCTTGCTAGTCGTTAGCGCAGCCAAGGATGCTGCCAAGCTGAGGCTGACACACGCAGCCAATGCCGATCTGGGCGGCGACGAATTACCGTATTGAGAAAAGAAGGGACAAAAACATGACAAACGATCCACGTCTTTCCGTTGGCGGTAATAACCCGCCAGACCCCATCGACGAGGCACTGGCCCCATACGGCGAAGCGATTGAAGAGGCGCAAAACTGGCTGGACGGACAGCCAATCGAAAATGCCGACCAACTCAAGGCAACCGATGCCTTGCTTAAAACCATCAAGGGCGCGCTCAAGGATTTAAACGCTGCCCGCGATGAAAGCACCAAGCGCTTGCACGAGGCTTGGAAAACAGAAATTGCGCGATGGAAACCGACGCAGGATGATCTGGATCTGATCGTCAAAGGCCTGATCGCCTGCCAAGACCCATACAAGCGCAAGCTGACCGCTGAGAAGGAGGCAGAGAAGCGGGCAGCATGGGATGCCGCCAACAAGGCCCGCAAAGAGGCCGAGGACGCCGCCAAGGCTGCATTAGCGTCAGACATAGACGCACAGCGCGATGCCGCCCAGAAGGCCGCACAGGCGCAGCAGGCGCTTGCAGATGCCAGTGCCAAGCAGAAAGACAAGGTATTGGGCATGCGGACAATCCACCGCTACGAGATCGAGGACCACCGCGCCGCCCTGCATTGGATCGCAGGCAATGACCGCGATGCAATCACTGCATTCATCGAGGCATATGTTGCCAAGAACCACAAAGACACCGACATCGCAGGCGTCAAGCGGTGGCAAGAAAAGGAGGCGTATTGATGCACCGCACAGACATCATCGACACATTTGAGCGCATTGAAGAAGTTGGGGGTGGCATTGCCAAAACAGACACATGGGAAACTCTGAACCAAACCGTCACAGCGTTGAATATGAATCGCAAAGATGTGATCCGTGTCATGCTGGGTCACTGGGCATCGCAGGGGGCCAGGTGATGCCATACAAGGTCCGACTGACTGGTCCACGGCAGCGCATGTATGCCCACCAGTTGATCGACGCAGCACCGGACTATTCCACGGTGACGATCGCGGGCGGGGATCGGACGCTGGACCAGAACGCTAAGATGTGGGCGATGCTGACAGACATTGCTTTGGCAAAGCCCGAAGGAAGAAAATGGACGCCTGAAACTTGGAAATGTGCATTTATGCACAGCCTTGGTCATCAGGTGCAGTTTGCAGACGGGCTTGACGGCAGCGGACCATTTCCACTTGGCTTTCGGACATCGAAGCTAAACAAAAAACAAATGAGCGACCTGATCGAAGTTATTTACGAATACGGCTCAAGGCATGACGTCGAATGGTCGGAAAGGGAAAACGCATGAAACCGATACTAACACCGTCTCGCTGGCGGGCATTGAAGAAACTGGAACATATAGGCGACCAGCCGTTTATCGGAACAGACGTTGGCGTGAAAGGGCCGGGTCTGGTCAGCCTAGAAGAATGCGGCTGGGTTGAACGGGTTGAAGCCCCGGACGACCAGCCGTTTATCATCGCAACGCAGGGCCACCATTGGCGCGTTACGACACCGGGCCGCGCGGCAATCGCAGCATTACCTGAAAACAAACCAAAAAGAGCATGACATGACAAACACCACACAGAACGTCACCGCCGATGAATTGCGCGCAATCGTTGAACGCATCGAACACCTGAACGCGCGGATCAGCGACGAGACCGAATCCCGCAAGGAAATCTATGCGGAAGCCAAGGGCAGCGGATACTGCACCAAGACGCTGCGCAAGATCGTGGCGCTGCGGAAGAAGCGCGCAGACGAGATCGCCGAGGAAGAAGCGATAGAGGAAATGTATCGCCAAGCCCTAGGAATGCTGTGATGCCCCACGACATCAGGGACATGTTGAATTCAGATTTCAAAAAAACCTCAAGGTGCTGGCGATTAAAGCAAGCCTGCGCATTTGCGGCAGAAGATAGCCCGAATGCTATAACCACCGGAAATAGGCCACGGGCGATCATTACCCGCAGCCTGCATCTATTGTGGCGATAAGAGCAACGCCTGACCTTTTGGATTGCGGCCCACCGTCTTCAATAAGCGCCGCAGCATGTTGGGTGCGCAGATTGTCGGTGCCGTCACAGATCGCTTCAGCGCTTGGACCTATCGCGCAGCCAGTCGTCAAGGCGATCATCGTCAGGCAGAGTAACTTTGTCCATGCGTTCACGGGTTCCAACATAGCTTTCCAGTTCCCTACGTTTTGCGGCTGCGGCCACGCTGGACTTTCCGCGCCAGTATGTTGCGGCGAAAGCGATCAAAAGCGCACCAGCCGCGGCAAGCCAAAGTTTTATGCGCAGAAACATTCAACGCGTACGATGCCAAAGCATGTAGCCAATGAACGCAGCGGCCACGACAACGGCTACAAGCTGCGCCGTGGGGGCCAACTGACCCAACACCGGCAGATAGTCAGCGGCAACGGCCACGGCACCGGCCACGCCTGCCCCAGCGGCGGCCTTGGCGTCTTTGTCCTCGGACAGTTTCTCTGGCTGGCGCGATGGCTCAGTCGGCCACGCGGTTGCCGTCAACGGCCAAGGGGTGCCCCATGACCGAGGCTCGGCTGTGTCGATGTGCATAAACCCGCTCTTCGGATAGTACCCGAAGCCTGAGAAACCAGCCGCGCGGGCCGCAGCCTCAAACGTATGCGGATCGTGGTTATCCATGCGGACATCGAAAGCAACGCATTCCATGTGCTTGCTGGCCTTGGCCCCGCCGACCTTGCGGTTATGCTCTGGGCTGCGGTACGCCGATGTCAGGATCAGCGGCTTGCCAAGGTTCGTCCGCAGGCGTTGCAGCATGTCCATTGCCTCGGTGTCGATGGTCAGCTTTCCGGTGCCTTTGCAAGCAATCTCACGCGGGCTGAATGATTGCCACGGCCATTCGGCGGGCGGGACCTTGCTATAGTGAGCGTATGTGCGGATCATTTGCCGACCCTCCCGATGAGTTGCTTTATGTCGGATTGAATCTCCGCAAGGATGTCGTGTATGCGCTTGCGGTCCTCGCGGGCGGCGTCCTGATCCTCTTTGCGTTGGTTCCAAAGCCGCTTAATCTCGCGTTCGTTTTGCAGACCCTTGCTTTCAAGCCTGATCATCCAAACCAAGAAAGCGACAAAGCCAACGCCCACTGGCCATAATGTTTTAATAAATTCCATTGCAGCACCTCAAGATATGTCGGCAATGATTTCAACGCGAACGTAGCCGTCGTTCGGAAACGTCTCAACGGTTGCGTCGGCATATGTCACCTCGAACTCAACCTGATATGAACCGACCGTCGCCGTGTCTCCGGCCTGCCAGTTGTATCTGACTAGGCCCGACAGCGGCGTCACGATGACAGCGGCTTGATCTATCGTCACTTGCGTTGACCCGATTGGCCGCATATGGAAGCGCACCGAACCTCCGTTTACGCTGACCGCATCGCCGCCGGCGTCCTGCAACGTGGCCAGCATCGCCGGGCTGGTGTCGTTCTGCTTTATCGTGAATGTCGTCATCAAGCTGCCTCGTTTGCGCCCGCGACAATCACGCGGTTAGGTGTGTTCGCGGCGATTATACACACGTTTGGCGCGCCCGTCACCACATGGATGGCACGCCCAACGCTGGGGTTGAGCAACAGCGTGCCGACAGTCGGCTGGCCCGTTGTGATCGAATCCGCCTGCAATGTAACGATGACAACGCAGACAGCAGGCGCAGCCGTCGGCTGGCCCGTTGTGACCCCCGTGGGAGCCAGAGCGTGATCCTGGGCGATGTCAGGCTCGCCCAGAGTTGGCTGACCAGTCTCAATGCTGTCAGCCGCCAGAACCGACGTGACCGACGCCGCAGCAGCCTGCAATGTCGGGGGCGCTGTCGTGATGTTTGCCGCAGTCAGGATGTGCGTCTGCGTTGCGCCAACTTGGCCGACAGTCGGCTGACCTGTTGTAACCCCCGTGGGAATTAGGGAATGATCTTGCGTAAGATCGGGAGAGCCTATCGTTGGGACACCAGCCGTGACAGGATCAGCATTAAAGGTCTCATCTTCCGACATCGTAATTGATGGGAGAGTGGGCTGACCTGTAGTGATAACAGTAAGCGTAAGGTCATGCTCTTGGGCTACGCTAGATGTGCCCACAGTGGGCTGACCTGTAGTGACCCCATCAGCATTAAAGGTCTCATCTTCCGACATCGTAATTGATGGGAGAGTGGGCTGGCCTGTGGTGATAGCAGTAAGCGTAAAGTCATGGTCTTGGGCTACGCTAGATGTGCCCACAGTGGGCTGACCTGTCGTAATGTCATTGCCATTCAGCCCGTAAATTACGTCAGCAGTAACCCCATCATCCGCAAGCGGTGCAGAGGCGAGGGGGCTAAAACCTAGCATGGGTTACTCCTAAGGTTTAGTGGGCCACACGACACCAAACGGGAAACCATCCTGATCTGGCACATCGCGCAGGGCTTGGCGGTAGGTTGTCACTGCCTCGCCCATTGTGTTGTCGCTTAGGGCTTGCCAGTCGGTGTCTTGCAGTAGGCGATCACGCTTGTTACGGACTGCCTGCTCTGCCTGATCCTGCGGCTTGTTGACGACCGTGTAGCCAATGAACCAGCGATTACCGTGAATAGGCTGACTTACCTGAGACTGGTCTACCTCGCCTATATGGTTTGTGGCATCGTTTTCTGTCTTCAGACGGATCACCTCTTTGTGAGGCATATCGCCCATTACTAAATTTTGTACCAACGGCTCATAGGCTGGCTTAGACAGTTCAATCACTGGATGCACAAGATGGCGCTTCAGCATCGTGTCAGGAATGATGCGAGGAAAGCTAGTCTGGGGGTGGTCACGACGAAATTGCCCGATTGTGTAGGGAAATTCTACGGGCTGGTCGTTTGTGATCTTAACGTGCATTTGGAGATCCTATTTAGCTGAAGTTGTCACCTATCAAGCGTCCGTAGTAAGTTGTGCCGCCATCTTGCGTGAGGAATGTCAGTAGGTCTGTCTCACCGTCACCAGGGGCGGTAGGTGGTGTACCTGATGGCCACTCGACAGACGCAGGGTATGTGAAGGTCGCATCTCCGACAAGGCCTGTGGAGTATTGCCATATTGCATCTCCATCAGCTCCAAGAACGTACATCTTTGTCCCATCAGGCTTGAAAAAGATGCCGGTTGGATTTGTTTCTTGGGCAGCGACACTGAAGTTCTGTAAGTAAGATGCACTAGAAACATCCCAAGCTGTACTTAGGTCATACTCGTTAACATCGTCTCCAGTGGTCCCAATAACATACATCTTAGTGCCATCAGGTTTGAAGAACACGCCGGTTGGAGATGTTTCTTGAGCAGCTACGCTGAAGTTCTGTAAGTAACTGGCCGACGTTACGTCCCAAGCTGTGCTTAGGGTGTATGAATAGACTGCATCCCCACTAGACCCAATAACGTACATCTTTGAGCCATCAGGCTTGAAGAATATGCCTTGTGGAACTGTTTCTTGAGTAGCAACACTGAAGTTTTGTAAGTAACTAGCTGAAGAAACATCCCAAGCTGTGCTTAAATCATACTCATTTACGTCGTCCCCAATGGACCCAAGAACATACATTTTTGTCCCATCAGGCTTGAAAAAGATGCCTGTTGGAGCTGTGTCTTGAGCAGCAATACTGAAGTTCCGCAAGTAACTGGCTGAAGTTATATCCCAAGCTGTGCTTAGATCATACTGATTAACATCGTCCCCAATGGACCCAAGAACATACATTTTTGTCCCATCCGGCTTAAAGAAGATGCCGGTTGGAGATTTTTCTTGAGTAGAAACAATGAAGTACCCTTCAGTGGGAAAATCAAAGCTGGCAGCGCTTACGTCCCAAGCTGTGCTTAGGGTGTATGAATAGACTGCATCCCCAGTAGACCCAATAACGTACATCTTTGTGCCATCGGGTTTGAAGAAGATGCCTTGTGGACTTGTGTCTTGAGCGGAAACACTGAAGTTCTGAAGGTAACTGGCCGACGTTACATCCCAAGCGGTGCTTAGGTCGTACTCATTTACATCATCTCCACTAGACCCAATAACGTACATCTTTGAGCCATCAGGCTTGAAGAATATGCCTTGTGGAACTGTTTCTTGAGTAGCAACACTGAAGTTTTGTAAGTAACTAGCTGAAGAAACATCCCAAGCTGTGCTTAAATCATACTCATTTACATCATCTCCACTAGACCCAATAACGTACATCTTTGTGCCATCGGGTTTGAAGAACAATCCGGTTGGATTTGTTTCTTGAGCGGAAACACTGAAGTTCTGTAGATAACTGGCCGACGTTACATCCCAAGCAGTGCTTAGGTCATACTCGTTAACATCGTCTCCAGTGGTCCCAATAACATACATCTTAGTGCCATCAGGTTTGAAGAACACGCCGGTTGGAGATGTTTCTTGAGCAGCTACGCTGAAGTTCTGTAAGTAACTGGCCGACGTTACATCCCAAGCGGTGCTTAGGTCGTACTCATTTACATCATCTCCACTAGACCCAATAACGTACATCTTTGAGCCATCAGGTTTGAAGAATATGCCGGTTGGAACTGTTTCTTGAGCAGCAACACTGAACCTCCCATAAGCAGGTGGCTCTGCATTAGCTAGGTCATAGCCGTCAGAAATATACAGGCCAGTTAGCCCCAACGTAAATCCGAGGGCAGTACCCGTCGTAGGGGGGTTGCTAAACACAAACGTAGTGTCAGCCGTAGGGGTGTAGCTAAACACGTTACCAGAAGTCAGGTCAAGAGTTGTGCCTGTGATCGTTCCCACCTTCTCAGGCGCAAGGTCTTCAGCCGCAGCCCCCACAAACACCACCGCAGAGCCTGACAGGTTGATAGCTGCGTCAGCGTTGGAACTCTCAAGGACAGTGCGTGACAAAGTAGTACCAGACGCCGTGTAGGTGCCCAAACCAATCTCCCAAGCTGTGCCATCTTCAATGACGTAGCGAACCACATCAGCGTCAACCACGCCAGCATCAGCGAACGTCTGGTAGCCACTCTCAGCAGAGCCAAGCGTGATTGTACCAGTGCCAGTTGTAGCAGTGGATACTTTGGCTCTGTTTACGAGAGTGACCATTGTTTAGTTAACCTTAGACTGGATCAGGGATGCCGATAGCAACGGACGACAGCGTGAACGTGTTGCCTGATGTGACAGACTGCGATGCTGTCAGGGTGCTTGTTGCCAGTAGACGGCTGTTCACAGTGTCCACAATGGCGTAGTGGGTTGCAGTGCCAGTGCCAGTGACCGAGCCATCTGTGATAGCAGCCACGACAACCTCACGACCACCGCCAGCGCGATCTGCGGGCGCACCGATGGACAGCGAGGTACTGTTGCCCAGAGTTACAGCAGCCACGTTGGCAAAGCTGGTTGCCTCTGCTGACGTGACGTGAATTGCGTTAGCTTCTGTGTCAAGAACGGTCAGGCCGTTGTCAAACACTCGGTTATCAAGAGTAGCCATGCTGGCCTCCGCTGTTGAAAGATGTGCGCATTGTAGCGCGATTTTGGTCGTGTGGAAAGGTCGCTGTTAGCCAGCGTTGGGGTAAGGGAACCTTGTTCTGATTTCCTCACGCTTTGCCAACCATTCGGCTTCTGTGGCCTCACCAGCCTGCCACTTGAAGAACAGGGGGTCAGCTTCAGCGGTGTATGCTAACTGGCGTTTGGCTTCCTGCTCGGCTTCCTGTTCGGCTTGTGTGGGCGGGGGTGGGGGAGGTGGGGGAGGTGGTGCAACGTAAGGTGCCGCAGTTGCCTTGGCAGCGTTGAAAACCTGTGCGCCGATTGGCTCCACATCATTTGGGT